TGTACAATGAGGCTGTAAAGCTTTCCAAGGGTAGAAAGGTCCTCATAATGTTTCAGAAACTCTTACAGGAAGTTCCTAATTGGAACGAAACTATCGCTAAACAAAACTCCGATAATATTTCTAACAGGTGTGCCTGGTACAAGGATTTACTGGCCGCTGTTTTTGTGAGTTCCGTTAAGATTTTATCAGCTGTGAGACTGAGTAAAAACTCTAAAAAGTTTTCGGTAAAGATACCATCTAATGAAGTATTTATTCACACGTGTTTTATAAACGCAGCTAAAGATCTTTACCAGGACCCTTATATCTATCATGAGAATCAAAATGAACACACTAGAAATGATAAACTTTATGAGCGGTTTTGTGTCTGTATAGAAAAGTCGGTAAAGGAACTTATTCCCGTTCAGGACATTTTACAGACTTATATGTTACAGGAGAATGAGTTTGATCCCAGTGATGCTAACATCGAGGATCCAGATGTCGACGAGGCTCCCGATGAGATACCCATGGGTGAGGAACCCCCTATGGGTGAGGAACCCCCTATGAGTGAGGAACCCCCTATGAATGAGGAGCAGCCCCCAATTGATGCGGAACCTATACCCCCAATCGACGCGGAACCTATACCCCAAACGAGCCCGTTAGATAACGAGTTTAGACAGGTTTCTACTGTTCCCCAGGGGGCACCCCCACCTCCTCCGCCTGACATGACGGAGCCCGAGTCAGAGCCCGAGGAGTCTGAGGATCTTTTCCCAGATGCACCAGATTCCAATGTAAAAAAAATTGGTAGATATTAAATATGGATATCGACGAGTATCTTAGAAACCCCGCATCCGCCGCTGTTATTGCAGCTATCATTACATCTGGATACATATATGGTAAATCCCGCTTAAACAATGAAGGTACACTTCCCATGAGTGCCTATGCTAAACCCTCATCCCTCGTCGCAATTTTAGTTTATTTCATAGTTGATAATGGTATAGGTAAACGCGAAACTATTTCCACCGATGCATTTAATTAAAGAATAATCACATAGTATATAATATAATGGCTTCCGTGACCGCTTTCACTGACATGCTCGGTCAATTTCTTCTTGAACTCCATAAAACTTTTCCAGAAGAGAAGACCCTTAAGAAATACATCAATGCCTTTGAAATGATGAAGGGTACTAACCCCCGACTCATCGTAAATGGTTTCATGGATAGTGTGACACCCCATGCAGCCAAGATTAGTGCCCGAGATGATTCGTTTTTCACCACGGATGCAGAAAACATTGACTTTTTGAAAGAAGTTAATATCAAGAAGAATTGGCATAACGCGTCCGATAATACGAAGGGTGCGATCTGGCAGTATCTCCAGACCCTTTACATGCTTGGTACCACTATCACGGCTATTCCAGCTGATACACTCTCGATGATTGAAAATGTCGCTAAAGAGTGTGCTGACAAGATGCAGGGTGAAGGTGGACAGATTGACGAGAATAAATTGCTTCAGTCTATGCAGGGTATGTTGGGTGGTATGATGAAAAAATAAAAGTTTAATATATAAATATGACCTCTTGGTTCCAAAATCCGATAGAATTATTTAGGGTTGATAAGATTCATGAGTTTTGGCCCACGGAAAAACAGACAGCAGAGGAGCGTATAAACGCCGCATCTAGATTTATAATATATGCTACATGCATTCTATATCTTATTCGTAGGGACATTAGAGTTTTTATTTTGGGTGCAATGGCGCTGGGAGTTCTTTATATAATGGAACGTAACGATATGGTAAAGTTTTATGATTGTGAAGGATCTAGTGGAAAGGATTTAGATGGTAACGATGTGTCTGAATCTAACAGATGTACAGAGGTTAATTCGTCTATGGAAGATTTTGATACCGTAAAATATGGCCCCTCTCGTTCCCGAGGTGTGGGTCCAGAGTATCATCAAAATGCTTTCGATAGACAGTTCATATCTTCCCCACATGGTGGGGATCAAACTGAGTTTGCTGAGTGGCTCTATGGTAAAAAGAATGCCTCTATGTGTAAGACCGATCCCTCTTCATGTGATCCAAATGCGAGAGGTGCTCAACTCGAGGCTTTTGGGGGAGTCCCCTCCGATGGTGTCTTCCGTTGAACATTTTCTTAGTCAATAGTAAATGGCGTACCAGCTTCAGCCTGGACTCAAAATAGTGCAAAATCCCGCGGTCCCACCTAAGTGTGCGACTGAAGAAGTTTTTGTTTATCCCCAACCGAGTACTCTCAGTTATGGTTCCAGTCGTCCCAATACCATGTTGTATGGAACTGCACCCTATATGGCCGGTAAAGGTTCCCCAGCACAGTTCATCGATGTGAGTGATCAGTTGAGGCCCCAGACTACTTCCCAGTTCAATAGGCGATACACTACTGAATACACACCCATAAACAATGTGCAATGCAACTTACCTCTTAAATCTATGACATATGAACCCGCTAGTACTCGTGCCGATTTACAAAACGACATGTTTCAGCAAAGGTACCGTTAAAAATAATATTATTTACCATTAAGAATGGCCGATCCCATTTCAATTTTTGCTATTGCCGGACTAGCATATGCTGGTAAAAAATTAAGTGAAAGACGTGTAGAAAAATTGGAACCGAAGCAAATAGCTCCTCCTAGTATTGCACCCGAATATGGGGGTCCCAGGTTTGACCCTCCTATAGATTATGGTTCTAGTGTTGTCGAAAAAAAGATTGAAATGCCTACATTTTCTGATGTGGCCCCGCAATATAGAACTTCAGGATCCGAAGTATTAGATATGAGAAATAGAATGTATGATGCAGGTCGAATGAACAATTTATCACCCATTGAACAGCAGCTGGTGGGTCCGGGTATAGGTGTTGGTCCCGATGTCGCTTCTTACGGTGGATACCAACAGTTGTTTAGGGTTAATCCCGAAAATGTAGGAGCTTATCGTCTCACCACCCTTCCGGGTAGATCTGGTCCCGCTCATGATCCCATGGGTGGTCGACGTACAGTTGATCCTAATGTTGGTTTTAATCGCCCCGAAAAAACTGCTTTCCTCCCTGATCGCCGCCCAGCTACCCTCGGTAGGGCCCAGGGTATGAGTGCCGTGGTTCCCCGTGGGGAGCATGAACATGGGAAGCGAACTACTAACAGGTCCGAAACAGGACAGCGTACAGATGGTCTTCAATACGCTGGTGCCAAGCGTACAGTGTCTAACTTAGCAGTTCCCCAAAACCCTACCAGGAATAAGAAGGATGGTAACATGGAGCAGTTCGCTTATAATAATCAGCCAGCGCCGGGTATTCACAAGTTTACTCATGGATATCTCAGTTCCCCGGGTTCTAAGATTGGTGAGAGTAGGGTATATGGAACTGGTTACACCGTTGAACAACTCAAGGAATATGGTTTTAGACCAGAGGATAGACGTGGTAAAGCTAATCGTATGGCTAATGCTGGCCGCATGAATGTTCGCGACAAACCCCTCAATCAGAATGGTATGCTCACATCGGTCAGAACGGATGTATCGCGTACGGATGGTCGTTTTAACCCTGTCAGTGGTGGATGGACACAGCAGTACATAAATAGTTCCCATCATCAGTTGAATCCTTACAAGGGTCACATGAACCCTCACGCAACCAATGCAAGCCTCGATACCGCTAAACGTCAGCTTTCCAATAACCCTTTAGCCCATAGTATTAACTAAAAATTATTTAACCCAATTACATGTACTAAAACACTTATTAAAATATTGTTCATATATTTTAATGAGCGTATACTCGCTAGACATAGATAGTAGCGAACGTGACCCTATAGTTTATGAGAATCCGAATGATTACGTTATTAAACTTAAAAATCCAATTTACAATGTGACAAAAATATCATTAATATCAGCTCGTATACACGCCAGTCAATTATTAATAAACGATAGAAACAACACATTCACGATCGATAATACAACAGTGATACTTGATAATAATAATTATAATGGTAAAACTTTAGCGGCCGAACTTGTCCAAAAAAGTTCGAATATCACATCAGCGGTATATGATTCCAATACGAATGTTATAACCATGACTGGGTCACAGCCTTTCACTATGAGATTTTATGATGGTACAAATGGATATAATACTACAGTAAATGGAATGACCACACCCCATGATATATTGGGTTTACCAGCTAAGAATGTATCATCAGTCGGAAATACTTTAACTACGGGAAGTATAAATCTTCAGGGGCCAGACGCCCTGATATTAAAACTCTCCAGTGGCTCAGATGAGTTTAATAAGACCGTGTTTTCTGAATCCCCGTTTTATACAGGTAGAATACTAATGTGTGGAGATGTTGTAAACTATTCAGGTGCAGATGATACAGTTGAACATACATTTCACGGTGGGCCACAGAATGAGATAAATAGCCTGAGGGTGCAATTTTTCTATAGTAGTAATAATCGACTCATTCCATACGAT